AACGTAGTATTAGATACTGCGACTCAAACATTAACTAATAAGACGTTGACAACTCCAACGATAGCGTCAATCACAAACGGTGGAACAATTACTATACCAAGTGGTGCTGGTACTATTGCCACAATAGCAGCGTCACAAACGTTAACTAATAAGACACTAACTTCACCAACGATCAATACACCTATAATAGGAACGTCTTTAAATGATGCTAACGGAAATGAATTTATAAAATTTACAACAACTGGAAGTGCAGTTAATGAACTAACAATAGCAAATGGAGCATCAACGACTGGTCCAACTTTATCAGCAACTGGTGGTGGAGCTAACTTAAATATTATAATGACACCAAAGGGAACAGGCTCAGTTGAATTAAATAAGGCGGCGTTTACGTCTTCTACAATAACTGCAAATGGAGCGGCAAGTACCTCAGCAACTTTAATCATAGGAAACAAAGGTTCTGCTTTAGCCGTAAGTTTAGCAGATGGAACAACAGTTGGAGAATATAAAATTTTTACAAATAAAGGTGCAGGTGCCATGACGGTAACACCTACTAATTTTGCTCAAGGCACAGATTTTGCATTAGCACAAAATGATGGTTGTACCTGTATATGGGACGGTTCAAACTGGTTCTTAGTAGGAAACCAAGGCGAAGTAACGGTATCATAAGGAATAGAATATGTCAGCAATAATTACAGACCCGTTTAAAAAGCAACTAACTCAAACAATATTTGATGAAGTTAGAAACACAACTAATAGGTACTATATAGGAATTGGTAGATCAGAACCATGGGATAGTTCAGAAACAGTTCCAACACCAACAAACAGTCCAAGAACTATTAGAAACGTAAGAGCAGGTTTACAATCTATAAAGTCTGCAAGTGATTTATCATATGTCATACCAAGATATAATTGGTCATCAGGATCAATATACCAAGGGTATGATGACGATTTTACTGGTATACCTGACACAAATCCTTATGCAGTTTTAACTGAAGATAATCAAGTTTATATGGTTCTTCAACAGGCTAAAAATAATGCTGGTACAGCCACAACATCCACTATAAAACCAACTGGTACAAGTACAAAGCCATTTAAAACTTCTGATGGATACGTATGGAAATTTTTGTATACCCTTAGCGCGGCAAGATCAAGCGCGTTTTTATCAGCAAACTTTTTACCAGTAGAAAAAATATTAGATTCTGCAAGAGTTAATGATTTAACAGGTACCACAACATTATCGGTATTAGAAATTCAACAAGCATTAGTTCAAGATTCTGCAGTTCCGGGACAAATCATAGGTATAGCTGTAACAGGCGGAGGTACGGGTTATACAAGCGCACCTACTGTAACAATACAAGGTGATGGTGTTAGAGCAGCAGCAACTGCAACAATTTCAGGCGGAGCTGTTACAAAAATTGAACTTGATTCAAGTACTGATAGTGCCATGAAAATGGGTCAAGGATATAATTTTGCAAGTGTAGCGATAACAGGTGGCGGCGGTAGCGGTGCAGCTGCTCGAGCCATCATAGGTCCTGATAGCGGATTAGGTGCCGATCCTAGAGACGATTTAAGATCAACATCACTTATGTTTAATACTAAGCCAAACGGTATCGAAGACAGTAACTTCATTGTAGGACAAGACTTTAGACAAGTTGCATTAATAAGAGATCCTAAAAAAACTACTGATGATTCTGATTTTACAACATCAAGTGGTAAAGTGTTAAAGTTTCTTAAATTAACTGCAGCTGCAAATACAAACTTTTTAGATGCAACGATAACTGGCGGAACAACAGGAGCCAAGGCGTTAGTGGATGAAGTTGATAGTGACAGATTATACTTTCATCAAACTGAAGCTACAGGATTCTTGGCATTTGCTGAAGGTGAGGCGATAACTGGAGGTGGAACTTCTGGTACACTTGTCGCAGAAGGTGTCGATGTTGATAGTGATGCTTTTACTAAAGATGACGTTGACAATCTTTCTGGTAAGATAGTATATATAGAAAATAGAGCACCAGTAACAAGAGCTGCAAATCAGCAAGAAGACATTAAAGTTGTAATATCACTGTAAGGAATAAACTATGGCAACCAATTTAACTGAAACCACTTTTGTTAGTACTTATAAAGATGATTTTGCCGATAGTGCAAACTTTCATAAGATACTTTTTAATTCAGGTAAAGCACTACAAGCGAGAGAGTTAACTCAATTACAAACAATATTACAAGACCAAATATCAAAATTTGGTAATAATATATTTAAGGAAGGCGCAGTTGTAAAGCCAGGTGGCGCAACAATAAACCAAAAGTATGAATTTATAAAACTTAATACTACGTTAAATACTCTTCCTACTGACACTTCAACGTTAGTAGGCACCTCTTTTACAGGTCAAACTTCTGGTGTTATAGTTAAGGTATTACAGGTTGTGGCTGCAACTGGATCTGACCCTGATACTTTGTATGTTCAGTATACTAACACAAGCTCTGGATCCGCAGGAACATCAACAATAAGAATGACAGCTGGTGAAGATATAAACAATGGATCTGTCACATTAACTGTTCAAACTACAAATACAGCGACTAATCCAGCAACTGGTGTTGGAATACTAATCACCCTATTATCTGGTGTCTATTATGCTCGTGGTCATTTTGTATTTACCGAAGATCAATCAAAAATAATTTCAAAATATACTGATGTCGCAAATACTAGTATAGGGTTTAAAGCTGTTGAATCAGTTGTTAGTGCTGTTGATAATGAAGCGTTATTTGACAATCAAGGCGCGGTACCAAATCTTACTGCACCAGGTGCAGACCGATATAAAATTGAGTTAACTATTGTCGAAGAAAGCGATGTTGATTCAGATGAAAACTTTATACACGTAGCCACAGTTAAAGATGGTGTAATTTACAGTGCAGTTAGTCCGAATGATGCATATAACGTACCTAATGAAGTTGTAGCTAGAAGAATATTTGAAAACTCAGGTGACTATTTCGTAAAACCATTTACTGCAAGATTTACTTTAGATTCTGCAACAACACACTTAAATTTAGAAGTCAGCCCTGGAACTGCAGTCGTTGAAGGATTTAGAGCATCAAGAGACTTTCCTACAACTTTAAGATTAAGCAAAGCAACAGACACCATTACGATTAATAACGATGTTACAGGTACAGACTTTGGTAACTATGTTTTTGTAGATAACGGAACACTTGGTGATTCTGCCGCATTTGGCTTGCCAAATATTAATGTATTTGAAAAGTTGGATCTAAAAGATGGACTTGATTATACAGGATCAACTATTGGTACAGCAAGAGTTAAAGCAATAAACGAAGATGGTACTAATTTAAGATACCATTTATTTGACATACAAATGAATAGTGGCCAAGCTTTTAGAAATGTTAAAAGTATTGGAACAAGTACATCAAGTTATTTTAGACCTACACTTGAAAATAGTAAAGCTGTTTTAAAAGAAACTTCTAAGAACACTTCATTGTTTGCTCTACCTCGTATAAGACCACAATCTTTAACTGATATATCATTTGCAGCTCAAAGACGTTTTACCGCTACCGCTAATGGTGCAGGTCAAGCATCAATATCTTTATCTGCAACTGGTGAAACCTTTACGAATACTGATGATTGGATAGTTTCAAAGGCTGATAGTGATATCTTTATTGGTGCTAGTATAAGTGGCACAGGTAGTACTTCTGCAACTTTAACCGGTTTGCCGGCAAGTGCTGCAGTTGAAATATATGGATATGTTAATAAAAGCCAAGCTTCAATTAAAACAAAAACATTAACCACGCGTTCAATAACAGTTGGTATTGATTCTGATGGAAACGGTCAAAAGTTTGTACCGTTATCTAAAGCTGATATATTTGATGTTGAAGAGATACTAAAAGCTGGTGATAGTAACGTTAGTTACTCAAACAGATTTACTTTAGATGATGGACAAAGAGACAACCACTATGCATTAGGAAGATTATTACTTAACGCCGGTCAAAGTGCTCCAGCGGCATCACCCGGTGTATTTGTAAAGTTTAGACACTTTGAACACGGTGTTTCAGGCGATTTCTTTGCAGTCAATTCATATACTGGTCAAGTTACTTACGATCAAATACCTAAGTATAGATTTTCAAACGGAACTAGAATAAGATTATATAACTACTTAGACTTCAGATCAGTTATGGATTCAGCTGGAGAATTTGCTTCTAGTGGAACTGGTGCCAGAGTCATCGAACTTCCTCAACCAACTTCACTAGTAACGGCTGATGTAACTTACTTTTTACCTCAAGCTGGAAAATTAGTTATCGATAAAGATGGTATCATAAGAACAGTTTTTGGTCCATCAGGATTTGCTGCAACTAGTCCAGTAAAACCTGCAGGAACTTTAGGCTTATACGATTTTAAGTTAAATGCAAATACATTAAACGACTCAGACATTAAAATGACTAAGATTGAACACAAGCGTTTTACTATGAAGGATATTGGTTTACTTGAAAAGCGTGTAGATAAACTAGAAGAAGTGGCAACATTAAGTGCACTTGAACTTGATACAAAACATTTTCAAGTGTTAGATTCAGCCGGTAATGATAGAACTAAATCCGGATTCTTTGTTGATAATTTCTTAGATGCTTCTCTTTCTGAAACATCTACAACAAATTATAGAGCAGCTTTAGATCCTCTTGAAAATAGTATAAGACCTGCTTTCACTGAAGATAATATAAGATTAATTTATGATTCAGCGGCATCAACTAATACTATAAGAAAAGGTGATAACATTTATATAGCTTATGATGAGGAACCTTATATAAATCAAAATTTAGCAACTAAGTCCATAAATATAAATCCTTTCTCAGTAGTCATATATGAAGGTGTTGCGACTTTATCACCCGCTTCTGACGAATGGAGAGATGTTACAATTAATTCAGAAAGAACTATCGCTGGTGGTACAAGGTTAAGTACAAATTCTGCATATAACTGGGGTAACTGGGCTTGGAACTGGGGTGGAGTTCCGGTAGAAAACTTAGGTATAGGAAGTAGAACAAATAATATCGGCGGCACGGTAAATAGAGTCGTAAGCTCAGAAACAGTTCTTGATGTTGTAGAGGATAGAGTAATACAAACAGCGTTATTGCCATTTGCAAGATCAAGAAAAGTATTCTTTAAAGCTGATGGATTAAGACCAAACAGTAGAGTATTTCCAATACTCGATGGCAACAACATATCTGATTTTACAAGATCAGAAACATTTCAGTTTTACTCTGACTATGATTCAGATTTTGGTAATACATTGAAAGGATTAACCGCGCATCCTGACGGATCAACAAACTTAACCACTGATGCTAATGGTTCAATATCAGGTTCTTTTATAATACCAAGTAACGACACACTAAAAATAAGATGTGGATCTCGTGAATTTAAACTATTAGATATAAGTATAGACAATGAACAAGGTGCATCAATTATAGCTAAAGCGTCTTACACCATGTTAGGATATTTAGATACAGTTGATAGAACATATGCCTCAACTCGTGTATTAAACGTTCAAGGTTATAGGCCACGCGATAATGCTAACTATGATACTTCAGATAACTCAGGAGATGGTGGACGAGGCCAGTCATTATCGAGAAATAATCAGGCTGGTATTGATGGGCACTGGAGTGTTCAATCTTTTGGAAACCCTGGTGTTGGTAACGAAGTTGATGGTCCTAGCCAAGGTTCTAGTGGAAATCAAGGAGATCCA